TATTAGTAACAGAAACAGGATTACTGTTTCAACAAGAAGGGGGAGTTGTTATAGCTCCTGATGACTGGCAAGATACTCCAGCTACAGCAACTACAACATGGACTGAACAATAAATGGCAACACAAAAATTTAGTGATTTAACAGCAACAACAACCCCTAATACAGAATCTGTATTTGCTATAGCTCATTCAGGATCTAACTTTAAATTAACTATTACAGATTTAGCAGCTAACTTACCAGCAGTTACAGCAACCAGTTTAACTACTTCAGGAACTATAACAGGTAGTAGTGGGTTTATTGGAAACCTAACAGGTAATGTGACAGGAGCTGTAACAGGAAATGCAAGTACAGCAACAGCGTTAGCAACAGGTCGCACAATAGGTATGACTGGAGATGTTACATGGACTTCAGCATCTTTTGATGGATCAGGCAATGTTACAGGTACAGCAGCGATTGGCACAGGCGTTATTGTTAATGCTGATGTCAATACAAGTGCAGCAATAGATGCCACTAAAATACACGATGGCACAATATCAAATACAGAATTTGGATACTTAAATAATGTATCATCAAACATACAAACACAATTAGATGCAAAAGCATCATCAACTTATGTACCTACTGCAATTACTGTTGCAGATGAATCCTCAGACACTACTTGTTTTCCCTTGTTTACAACGGCAGCGACTGGGGATCTAGGCCCTAAAACAGCATCAGGGTTAACTTTTAATGCTAGTACAGATGTATTGTCAGGAACTTTTGCAGGAAATATTACAGGCAATGTAACAGGAAATGTAAGTGGCACATCAGGTTCAACCACAGGAAATGCAGCAACTGCAACAGCATTAGAAACTGCAAGGAACATCGGTGGCGTATCTTTTGATGGCACAGGTAATATTGATTTACCTGGCGTTAATACAGCAGGTAATCAAAATACAAGTGGTTCTGCTGCAAGTTTATCTGCAACATTAGCTGTTGCTAGTGGTGGTACAAATATTACATCTTATACTACAGGAGATATAATTTATGCTTCTGCTTCAGGCACACTTGCAAAACTTGGGATTGGTAGCACAGGACAAGTTTTAACAGTAGATGGTGGGTTGCCAACTTATGCAGCAACATCTTCAACAGTTACCTTTCCAACTGTAACTGGGATATCACCAAGCACAATTACCAATGACGCTACCTCGATAACTTTAACAGGAACAAATTTTGTAAATGGTTGTCATGTAGAAGCAATAAGTTCTACAGGAGCAATCTTTACTCCAAACTCAGTTTCATTTACTAACGCAACCACAGTAGTTGCAAACTTTACAATCGGCACAGATGGCACATATTTTATTAGGGTTGAGAATCCTGATGGATTAGCAGCAAGAAGTTCATCAGCATTACTTACAGTATCAGATGCACCTACATGGTCTACATCTGCTGGAAGCATAGGAACAGTAGCAGCAGGAGCATCAGTATCTTTAGATGTAGATGCTACATCAGACTCAACAGTAGCGTTTAGCGAAACTACAAGTGTGCTAACCAGTAATACTGACACACCTGCAAGTACCATGAATTTAACACTTAACTCATCGACTGGTGCAATTACAGGTACAGCTCCTAGTCCGACAAGTGAAACAACTTATAATTTTACTTTACGAGCAACAGATGCAGAAGCACAAACAGCAGACAGAGCATTTAGTATAACCATATCAGTAGGTATGAACAACACAGGACAATTCAACTAATGGCAGCAGATTCATATTTATCAAAAGCAACATCATCAGCTGGAAACCAAAAAACCTTTACAGTATCAGCATGGGTTAGACAATCTATGTTGGTATCAAACGCAAGGCATATTATTTCCAGTAATGTAGATGATGATGGAGCAAACTATTGTCATTTTTCGATTCAATCAGATGGCACATTAAAATTTTTATCATTACAATCTTCTAGTATTGTTGCAAATATAGTGTCAATACCTAAGTTTGTAGATACGACTGCATTTTATCATTTAGTATTAAGAGTCGATACAACACAAGGAACTGCAGCAGATAGAGTTAGGTTCTATGTTAATGGAAATCAAGTTACTGCCTTAACTAGCTACACTACTCCAAGTCAAAATGATGACTTAGGATTGTTTGATAGTGGACACTCAACATTGATAGGTGCAAGAGCATCATCTTCAAGTCCTCAATTTTTTGAGGGAGAAATGGGATTAGTTTGTATAGCTGATGGAAATTCGTATGCACCATCAACATTTGGTGAAACAGATAGCACGACTGGAATATGGAAACCCATACTTAACCCAACTTTTACTGCTGGTACAAATGGAGCTATGCTCAAATTTGAAAACTCAGGATCATTAGGTACTGATAGCAAAGGTTCAAATAATTTTACAGTCAATGGTAGTTTAAAACAAAGCAATAGCACAGCAACAAACAAGTTTCCAGCATTAAACCCAAGAGGTACTCATTCTAGTTATGATGGTTCTACATATAATCCCAATGCTGGACATACTTCATTAGTGACAACAGGCGTAACAAGAGTAGCACCGATAGATATGTGTTTTGCTGGTGGTAAATGGTATTGGGAAGCTAAGATTGAAAAAAATAATAACAGTTCAACATTAGGCGTTTATCTTACAGATTCAACATCAGGAAAAAGAATAGAGCAATTCAATGCAGACTTGGCTCTACAGACTGCTAATAATGGTGGTAATGGTGCAGTAAGTTTTCTAGCTGGTTCATCATCTTTGATACAAAGTGGTAACACTACAACTAGCTATGGTACAGGAATAAGTGATGGCGATATTATTATGTTCGCTTTTGATTCTGCAACAGGTAAAGTATGGACAGGTAGAAATGGAACTTGGTTTAATGCACCCTCAACAAGTAATGCTGGTGACCCAGCAAATGGTACTAACGATAGTGGCAAAACATTAACAAATAATGATAATGAATTATATAGTTTTTATGTCGGTGGACAAGCATCAGATTCAACAAACCGAACAATAGATATAAATTTCGGACATGGGTTCTTTGGAACTACAGCAGTAGCATCAGCAAATGCAGATGGTAATGGTGAGGGCATTTTTGAATATGCACCACCTAGTGGGTTCTTAGCTTTATGTAGCTTAAACATTCAATCAAGTGGAGGTTAATCATGGCAGTCTTTTCAACAATAGCAAAAAATACAGACCATTTTGAAGATAAAGTTTATGTAGGTAATGGAAGTAGCCAAGCAATAACAGGATTATCTTTTAGCCCTGATATATGGTGGCTCAAAGCAAGAGATGGAAATAGTGCATGGTTTGCACAAAACTCAACAATGGGTATAGGTAAAAATTTATTCTATGGTACATCAGAAAATGATGCAGAAGCAACCACATCTATTGTAACATCAAGAGATAGTAATGGTCTTACATTGACAAGTGCTCAAACAGTTAATGGAAGTGCTACTGGTTATGTAGGTACATTTTTGAAAGGTGGTAATGCTTCAACTTCAAGTAATTCAGATGGCAGTATTACAAGCACAGTCCAAGCGAATGATACTGGTGGTATCTCAATAGTAGGGTGGACTGGAACAGGAAGTGCTGGTACGATTGGTCATGGGCTTTCAACTGCACCTGATTGTATATGGGTTAAAAACAGAACAGACTCTTCACAGCATTGGAGGTCGTATTGGCATGGTGGAAATCGTTCAGGTCAAGCAAATACTATGAGTGAGACTAATCAAATAGACTTGTGGGATACAGCTCAACAACAAACTTCTTCTGCATTTTGGAATGACACTAAACCAACATCTAGTGTGTTTTCAGTAGGTACTGATAGTGGTACAAATACAAGCAGTAAAAGTTATATAGCATATTGTTTTTCTAACAGAAATGGTTTTATGAGAAGTGGTACATATCAAGGTAATGGTAAATCACATGGCACTTTTGTTTTTACAGGATTTCAACCACAGGCAATTATAATACATAAATATGATTCTGGTGATTCGTGGTCATATAAAAGTCAAATTTCAATGTTTACTAATAAAGATGGAAGTGCGTCAAGCACAAGTGGTGCAAATCATGGAAACAATATTGAAAAAAGTCATCTAATGGATTCAGATGGACAGGAAACTGTACAAGACACTATTCAATTTTATAGTAATGGTTTCTCACCAGCTACAACTGATGGCAAAAGTAATGGTGAGGGAAACCACTATGTCTATATCGCTTTTGGAAAAATACCTATGGTTGGCACAAACAAAGTATTAGGAACAGCATTTTAGGAGAAAATTAAATGGGATTAGAAACAGGAACATATATATCAGACTTAAATAGCTCAAACCCAGTAGCTGGTGATCCAGTTAATGAGGGTGATGACCATTTAAGACTTATAAAATCAACAGTCAAAGCAACCTTTCCAAGTATTACTGGAGCAGTTACTTCAACGCACACAGAATTAAACTTACTAGATGGTGTTACAGCAAATACAACAGAATTAAATTATGTAGATATAACTACCCTCGGCACAGCAGAAGCATCTAAAGTAGTAACAGTCGATGCTAGTAAAGATTCAACAGGTATTAGAAACTTAACTATATCAGGTACTTTGACTATAGGCTCTAACACAGCAACAACTCTACAAGCTGTATATCCAGTAGGATCTATTTATATAAATGCAGCAGTAGCTACTAACCCTGGAACATTACTTGGTTTTGGTACTTGGGCAGCTTTTGGAGCTGGTAGAGTTATAGTAGGTTTAAACGCAGCAGATAGTGATTTTGATACAGCACAAGAAACTGGTGGTGCTAAAACACATACATTGACTATAGATGAAATGCCATCTCATAATCACAGCGTAACAATGAGTACAAGTGATACTGATAATAATAATTTATCAGAAGGTGATACATCAGGAACTTCTAGTTTTACTACATCTTCAACAGGTGGTGGTTCAGCACACAATAACTTACAACCATACATTGTTGCATACATGTGGAGAAGAACTGCGTAATGGCAACTCTTCAAGTATTAAATCCGAAAGGAATGATTAAAGATACAAATGATACAGCATTGCCTAATGAGTATTTCTCACATACACAAAATGCTAGATTTGAAGATAACGCAGCTAAAAAAGTATTAGGTCAAGATCAAGTATTTGGCACTCCTTCAGTAGCTCCTTATTTTGCTTTAAATTGGTCTACAGGTGCTAATAACTATTGGTTCTATGCTGGATCAGCTAAAATATACAGATACAATGGTTCTAGCCATGAAGATTTTACAAGGACATCAGGTGGAGATTATTCTACTAACTTAACTGCTTCAGGGAACTGGACTGGTTCTATATTTAATGGACTAGCTATTTTAAACAATGGAGTAGATGATCCACAATGTTTAGCTACAACAGGTGCTAGTAAGTTTACTGATTTAACCAACTGGCCAGCAAGTACAACTTGTAAAGTAATAAGACCTTTTGGTAATTACTTAATAGCTTTAAATATGACAGAATCTTCTACAAATCTACCCAACAAGGTTAGATGGGGAGATGCAGCAGAAAACCTTACGCTACCTAGTTCTTGGACAGCATCTAGTACAAACGATGCAGGTTCAGCAACAGTAGGTGATGCAGGTGAATTTATTGTAGATGGGTTTCCACTTAAACAATCTTTTATAATATATAAGGAAAACACTACATACATTATGACCTTTACTGGTGGTAATCTAGTATTTGACATCAAGAAACTATTTGATGACTCAGGCGTTTTATCAAGAAACTGTGTAGCAGAATTTAATGGTAGACACTTTGTAGTAACTAATGGTGATCTTATTGTTCATAATGGAGTATCTAAAGAATCTGTTGCTAGTACAGTTGTTAAAAGAACTTTATTTGAAGAAATAGACAGCACTAATTATGCAAACATATTTGTAACACATAATAAACAAAAGAATGAAATATGGGTATCTTACCCAACAGTAGGTTCTACTTATTGTAACAAAGCTTTAATATGGAACTACAATACAAACTCATTTAGTTTTAGAGAATTGCCTGATATTTTACATATAGCATTAGGCATAGTAAATCCTGGCGTATCAGCAGTTGTATGGTCAGGTCAATCACAAAGTTGGGATTCTTACAGCACTACTGAAAACTGGGGGCAAAGAAACTATAACCCTACAGAAACTAGTATATTAATGTCTAGCACAGGAGATACTAAACTGTATAGAGGAGATAATGGGTTTGATTTTGCTGGGAATAACTTTACTATGATCTTGGAAAGAAAAGGATTAACCCTTGATGGTAATACTAATACTGTAAAACAAGTAAGAAAAATCACCCCAAGATTTTCTAGCACAGGTTCTGCTGAAGTATTTGTAGGAAGTTCTATGACTCCTGATGGTACATACACATACAAAACACAACAAACTATAAATCCTGACACACAGAATAAAGTAGATGCTAGAGCCACAGGTAAATACATAGCTATTAAGTTTCAAAACACAACAGCTACAACTTTTGAATTAAACGGATATGATATAGAATATGAGGTAATAGGAGAACGCTAAATGTCACAAGCACCTAAATATACGCCTAATCCAGTACCTGATAATCCTGAAGATTTACCACAATATTTGTTACAAGAATTTCAAAAAATACAAGCAGCATTAGAAGAAAACCCTACAACATTTATAGAGGTTAAAAATGTAGCTCCAAGCAGAATAAAGCAAGGAGATATAGTGTATGCAGATGGCACAAACTTTAATCCAGGAAGTGGCGAAGGAGTTTATTTTAGAAATGCAGCAGGGAGTTGGGTAAAATTATGAGTTTATATATATCAGGAATACCATCAGATAGAATCAATGAGGTTTGGGAAGACTGCGAACCTTATATAGAAATGGGTAATGGTAAAAGTAGAGATGAAATGTCTGTTGAAGATATCTACAAAAGATTATCAGAAGCTCGTATGCAACTTTGGTTAGTTTTTAATGAAGATAGAGAAATAATATCAGTTTTAACTACAGAGATCATAGACTACCCAAGAAAAACTGTATGTAGAATAGTTACTTTAGGAGGTAAAGATTTAGACATATGGGTACAAGATTGGTTAGAAACCATAGAAGCATGGGCATTAGAGAATGACTGTGTCGCTATGGAAACAGTTTGTCGCAAAGGATTTATAAAGAAACTAGAGAGATTTGGGTATGAAAACGCATACACAGTTCTCGTAAAAGAACTCACAACAATACATTAGAGGTAATATTATGAGCAAAGGAAGTGCACCTAGCACCCAAACAACAAAATCAGAGCCATGGGTAGGGCAACAACCCTATCTATTAGATTTATATGCAAAAGCACAAGGACTACCAACACAACAGTTTTTTCCAGGGCAAACTTACGCATCGCCTAGTGATTTAACTTTTCAAGCAGAACAACTTGCAGAACAAGCAGCTTTAGGGCCACAAAGCACTATAGCTGGTTCTATAGTTCCTTCTATACAAGAACAGTTGATGAGTCCAGCACAAAGATTCTCTGATCCTCTATTACAAGAATCTTTAAGAGCAGGTTTAAGACCAATGGAAGAAAGTGCTTCAAGATTACTTCAACAAGCTCGTAGAGGTGCTACACAAGCAGGACAACTTGGTGGAAGCAGACAAGGTATACTAGAATCTGAAGTTATAAAAGATTTATTAACTAAACAATCAGATGTTGCATCTAGGTTATATGGTGATGTATATGGACAAACTTTAGCTGCACAAGGTAGAGGGCTAGGATTAGCTCCAACAGCTATGCAAAGTATAATGAGTCCATCAGCTAGTTTAGCTAATATAGCAACAGCTCAAACAGCAAGAGCACAACAACCTATTGATGAAGCTATGCAAAGATTTGCATTTGAACAAGCAGCTCCAGGTCAAGCATTAAGTCAATATGCTAATATTGCTGGTGGTACTATATTACCAGGAACACAAACAACTACAGGAGCAGGAACATCAGGGCCAGGTGCATTAGCAGGTGCAGTAGGTGGAGGTGGATTAGCTTATGCTGCTGGTATGTCCAATCCTTATATAGCAGGGGCAGCAATCTTAGGAGGTTTATTAGGATAATGGGTAATATAATGAATATGTTAGGTTTAGGCATGGATATGGGTGTTAATTTTGACAATCTTTCTATGGCACAAAAAAGAACGCAATTAGGAAATATGTTTGATCCTATGGAAGCAGGTCGTGAAAGGTTAAGAGCCATGACAGCACCTACAGCATCAACAGCAACAGGTATGAACCCTATGATGTTGCAAACGTTAATGCAAGGTTTATTAAATCAACCTGAACAACCACAAATGCCTGTAATGCCTATGCAACAAGCAGCAAGAGGTATTCAGTTACCACAAGTAAATTTACAACAGTATTATGGAGGACTTTTATAATGGCTAGTATATTTGATGATATAGGAAAAATAGGCCTAGATGGAAAACAAATAACATTTCTTGACGCTATGCAAGGTAGAGGTTTACCTCAATACAGTAGCAATCCTTTTAATGTACCAACCCCTACAGGAATAAATTATAATGATTTAACACAACAATTAAGTAATCAACCAATTAATAGAGCAGGTTTAATATCTAATGCTAACGCAGGATCATCAATGCCTGTAATGCAAACAAATACACAAATTCCAACGCAACAACCTACAAGTTCAAATATATTTGGAGATGTTTTAGGTACTGTGTTTCCAGGAATAGCCCAAAGTAATAAGCAGTTAATTAATGCAGCTATATTGCAGGGTAGTTTAGAATTACTAAAACCTAAACAACCTGGCGAAAACTTAGCAAGTCAATTTGGTAGAGCAATAACTGCAGGACAAAAAGTAGGCACAGATTTAGAAAAACAAGCATTAGAAAAACTTGTTACTCAATTTGGTTTGCAAAAAACTGCTGCTGAAATACAAAAATTACAAAAAGATACTAAAGAAGGTAAACCTATTAAGCAATCTAAAGAGCAATCAAGAATTTATAAAAGTGCTATAGATAGTCTTATAGACATTGATAAAGATTTTGCTTCAGATATAAACACTATTCAGAAAAAAGCTGGGGATTATGGTGGTTTAGAAGAAGAAACTAAAGATTTATTATCTTTAGCAGCTATAGATTTGGTTAATAGAGGAGAATTTAAAGACCCTACTGCTGCTTTAAGAGAAGTAGCAAAAAGACTAGCAACAGGACAATTATCAATTAATAATCAAACACAAGAGCCTACCCAAACTGGAGTAGATAGATTCGCAGATAAAAACATTAAAATTAAAAAGTAGGATAATATAAATGGCAGAACCATATACTATAAACCTTGAAGATATACAAGGTTCACCAAGACTTCGTGAGTTAGGTGTTTTACCTGGCGATGAACTTATTGATGATGAAATTGTTAGGAAATTTTCTAGTGAAGAAGATAGAGTTGATTTAGGTGAAAAATTAACAGAACAAGATGTATTTAATTCTCCAACATTACAAGAACTTGGTGCAAATCCTGGCGATAGAATAATAAATGATGAATTAATTAGAACAGAAACTGATAGCACCTTTACTCAATTTATGTATGGAGTAGACAAAGAAAATAATTTTGTCGGTTATGTAAGTGATGTTCTTGAAAGAAACATACCTTTAGGTCAATTTAGCATTAGTTTAGATAAAGGTTTTCAATATCATACTCCTGAAGCTGTTTATGGAGAAGGTTTTGATGAAGCGAGTATACAAGAAAGAAAAAACATGATTCTTCGTAAAAGAGAAAGAGATTTAATGGAAGAATATGGCCCATACTTTGATCCTGATGGAGGTACAGCACAATCAATAGGAGAGATAGTTGGTAGTATAGCAGACCCCACAACTTTATTACCTATTGGACAAACGGTAAAAGCAGCAGGAGCTTTGTCTGCTCTTTATGGTGGTGGTTTTAGTGTTGCACAAGATTTAGCACAACAAGGAGAAATAGACCCAGGTAAAGCTGCATTATATGCAGGTCTTGGTGGAGTTGCTGGTGCAGGTCTAACTGTATTAGGCAAAGCTATTAAACCCTCTACTTTAGAACAAAAAGCAACTAACCTTGTAAAACAAGCAGAAAAAGATATTAATTTAGAAATAGCACATGGAACGACTCCAAAATCAGCACAAGAAATGATTGAAAAAGAATATCCTCAACTTGCAGAAGCATTACAAATATCAGGTAGGAAATTAAAAATAGCACAAACTAAATCTATTGCTGAAAAATCAATAAATCATACATTAGCAAACGATAGTGCTGTAGGCAGAGTATTAAATCCATATTTAGATAAATACCTAGGTGTTTTATCAACTAGGATAGGTAATATATCACAACCTATTCTTCGAAGAATGAGAAGATTTGAATTTGATGTTCATGTAAATACAGCAAATAAAATAACAGAAATAACTCCTTTTATAAAAGGTATGACAGATTTAAAAAAAACAAATAAAGTAGCTTATAATGCTGTAGCTAAAGCCTTGTATAATGGTAATTTTGAAACAGCTACAAAAACAATGCCTGAGTCTTTAAAAAAAGAATTTACTAAAGTAGATGGTATTAAAGATGCTTTAAATAAAATGTATAATGATTTAGGCGACAGTGGGTTAGTTTTTCAAAAATTAGAAGATTATTTTCCAAGAACAGTTAAAGATTATGATGGTTTAATGAAAGATATTAGTGGTGCTCAAAAAACACAAATTCAAAAAATGCAAGATGAATATGCAAAAAGAAAAGGTAAGATAGGTGCTGCTGAATTAACAGACCAAGAAAAATCAGAAATAGCTAATCGTTATCTTAGAGGATATGGTTTAACAACGGACGGACTTCCAAAGTTTGCAAAAAAAAGAAAACTTGACAATTTAACAGATGAACAAATAGAAAAGTTCTATGTTTCTCCTGAAGAATCATTAAGTTTGTATTTTAGAAATGCCATTAATACTGTTGAAAGAAATAAATTTTTTGGTCGTAATTTAGTAAAAGCAAAAGGCGACATAGATATAGATGATTCTGTTGGTAAACTGCTTAAAGATGATGATTCTCTATCTCCTGAGCAAGTAGATGAATTATCAGGTTTAATTAAAAGTAGATTTATGGGTGGGGAGCAATCTACAGGAACAGTTATTGGAACAATAAAGGATTTAGGATATATGGGAACTATAGCTAATCCAATATCTGCAATAGTCCAACTTGGTGATCTTGGTGTTTCAGGAGCATTAAATGGATTTAGAAATACTTTTGCAGCTATGTTTAAAACTAAAGATATAGGTTTAATTGATATTGGTATAAACAATGCTATGCAAGAAATAGCAGATGGAGGAACTAAATGGAGTTCAAGAAAATTAAATCAATTATTTGATATATCAGGATTTAGAAAATTAGACCAATTAGGTAAAGAAACTTTTATGAACGCAGCTTTTAAAAAAGCTATTAATCAAGTTAAGACACCAGCAGGTGAAAGAGCATTTAAAAGAAAATGGGGTCAATTTTATAAAGATGATATTTTTGCAATTATAGATGATTTAAAAGCCTATAATCCAAAAAGCAAAGGTGGACAAGGAATAACTGACAATATTAAATTTCATGCCTTTAATGAACTATCAGGTATACAACCTATTTCTATGTTAGAAATGCCACAACCCTATCTTGATAATCCAAATATTGGTCGTATATCTTATATGCTTAAATCTTTTATGATAAAACAACTTGATGTTGCAAGAAGGGGAGTTATACAAGAATATAAAAAAGGAAACAAAAAGACAGCAATTAAAAATGCAACAGTATTAGCAGGTTATTTATCTGCTGCTAATGTAGGAACAAGATTAACTAGAGATCTTTTATTAGGTAGAGATATTGAGCCTGAACAAATTCCAACACAAGCTATGTGGGCATTAACTGGTGTTTATGGTATAGATAAATACAGTACCGAAAGATATTTAGAAAAAGGAAAACTTACTGAATATGCAGTTAATTTTATAAGACCTGCAACACCAATTATAGATGAAGCTTTTAAAACAGGTATAAAAGGTCTTGATGCTCTGTATGGAGAAGATGTAGATTTTAAACCTGCTTTTAAAGCAATACCATTAGTTGGCCCATTAGCTTATAACTGGTTTGGTGGTGGTGCAGAAAAATATAACGAAAGATTGGAGAAAGAATCAGAATGATACCAATGGAACTTATATCAATGCTTGGCTCTACTGTATTAGGTGGTGTGATGTCTATCATGGCACAGAAAGGACAAGCTGAAGCTGAGAAACAAAAGATGTTAATGCAACGTGCTGGGTTTGCAGCTAAACAAACGGATAAGGCTCGTGATGTTAAAGATGCACATACTAAGCATACTCGTAGATGGATAGCTTTAATGTGTGTATTTAGTATTATTGTAGTACCTATTATTGCACCTATCTTTACTGATGTTAATGTTATCTATCAAATCGTAACCGAAGCAGATAGTGGTTGGTGGATATTTGGCTCAAGCTATGAAACATCTGTTTGGAAAGAAGGCAATTCAATCTTTATAACAAGTCTACAATCACACACAATATTCTCAATTATTGGGTTATATTTTGGTGGTTCTTTAACTAGGAAGTAATATGGTAGCTAAAAAATATCAAAGCAAAACTGGTGGATTAAACGAAGCTGGTAGAAAGTTTTTTAAAAGAACTACAGGAGCTAATCTTAAAAGACCTGTAACAGGTAAAGCACCTAAAGGCTCTAAAGCAGCAGGAAGAAGGGCTAGTTTTTGTGCAAGAATGGGTGGCGTTAAAGGTCCTATGAAAGATTCCAAGGGCAGACCTACAAGAAAGGCACTAGCACTTAGGAAATGGAAATGTCGCAAATCATAACTAAGCAATGCTTATGTGTAATGCTGGTTCTAATATTAGTCTATGGCATAGCTGATGCAATAGGTGATGTAACAAGTTCAGGCAGCACCACTAATACGCAAAGTAATAATGCTGGGTCAAATACTGCCATTACTGGTGGGTATGAATCTAGCACTACTTATCAGTCAGGATCATCTTCCAACACTACCACCAATAATGAAACAAATAACTCTACAAATCAAAAGACTGCTGTAAACAGTGCTAATGCACCTAGTATGAGTGTTTATGGCCAAGATAGCTGTGTTATACCACTTGCAGCAGGAATGACTGTAATAGGCTTCTCAGGCTCTTTTGGGAGCTATTATACAGATCCTAACTGTGAAAGAAGAAAGTCTGTAGCTGTATTAGCTAAACTCGGCATGAAAGTCGCAGCAATATCTTTGATGTGCCAAGATGAAAATGTATGGAAAGCTATGATGGATGCTGGAACACCCTGTCCTGTAGATGGATTAATTGGAGAAAAAGCTAAAGCGAGATGGATTGAAAAACGTAAAGGCGAATTAAGTGGTCAAACAACTAAACCGAGTATGACTTGGAATGATTAGAGCAATACTACTATCTTTAATATTTCCATTAACTGTTTTAGCAGATAGTCAAACTACTGGAAATTTAATTACTAATGGTAATTTTAATAATGGAACTACAGGTTGGACATTACAAGGAGATGCACAACGAATAGGAGATTGTTGTCCTGGTGGGCATGATCTTGAGTTTGGTGATAGTGGCTCGATAGAACAGTCATTCAATCTTACATCTGATATAATAACTCAACCTATGTTAGATAACGGAATTACCCTTAATTCATCTGTTGAAGTACAGAATGGAGAAGGTGGCGTAGGTGGTTGGGCAAGTGGTGCTACTGATACATTTACAATAAGATTACAAATAAGAGATAGCAATAATGAAATATTGGCAACAGCTAGTCAAACTAGGACAAATGTTACAGGAATCAATGGTAAAGATTTCCAAGATACTCTATCGTATACAGGGGTTAATAGTAACATTGGAAATATTTTTATTAGTGGGATTGATGGCGATGCTCCTGCTAGTCTTGGTGGCCCTAACGTAGATAACATATCGGTTACTATGACCTATGATGATACTGTATTGTCAGCTACACAAACATCACACATAGCTACTACCTTTCAAGAAGTAGAAGAAGTATTATCTACAGAAATAGAAACAATAGAATTTATACCATTAGAAGAAATAGTCTTTGAAGTGTTTGAAGAACCTGAAATGGTTGCACAAATATTTGAAGAAATATATATTGAAGAAATAGCTACAGAAGAAATTAACACAGGTGTTGTTGAAGTATTTGCATTAGCTATCGAAGAAGAAATTATACCTATGGAGATTGTATATGAAGAACCAAAGGCCATCGAAGCGTTCACAACAGAAGTCGAAAGTTTTGAAGAAAGAATTGAAACAACAGAAACTTT